GACTATGTCTCCCCGATGCAGTCCGAGACGATGCTGGATAGTCCTTTTAAGACCCGACCTAATCCAGATCAATGACAAGTAAGCCCAAAAAGCCCAAAGCTCTACGAGGGGCAACCAAGCCAAGGCTTCACAGCCCACTTCTTAAAGGCGAAAACAAGCTGCAAGATGTCCTAGACCTGTGTGCAATAGTGAAGATAGATCTCATGCCATGGCAGGAGTTTGTGCTTAAAGACATGCTGACCGTGGACAAGAAAGGTCTGTGGATTCGTAAAACAAACCTGATTTTGGTTGCTCGGCAGAACGGTAAAACGCATTTAGCGCGTATGTTAATCCTTGCACATCTTATAAAATGGAATACTAATGTGCTTATCATGAGCTCTAACAGAAGCATGGCTTTAGACACCTTCCGGCAGATCACACACCTATTGGAGACCAATGACCACCTCAAAGGATTCGTCAAGCAGATCCGACACGCTAACGGAACTGAAAGTATTGAAATGCTATCTGGAGCAAGGCTTGATGTCGTTGCAGCAACTAGAGACGGTTCTAGAGGCAGATCAGTCAATGGACTGCTTTACATCGATGAAATCCGAGAGATCACAGAGGATGGATTTAGAGCTGCTACTCCTACGACTAGAGCTCACCCAAACTCTCAAACGCTACTTACCAGTAATGCTGGAGATGCGTTCAGCACTGTACTTAATGACCTACGAGAAAGAGCCATAGACTATCCGCCTAAGTCTTACGGATTTTATGAGTATTCTGCGCCACAATATTGTAAAATTAACGATCGCAATGCGTGGGCACTGGCTAACCCTTCTCTAGGTTACACAATTACAGAAGAAGCTATAGAAGAAGCTATTGCTACATCGCCTATAGAAAACACACGCACAGAAACTTTGTGCCAGTGGATAGATTCGTTAAGTAGTCCGTGGCCTCACGGCGTACTAGAAGACACATCCGATAACACGCTTGAAATGGCTGTCGGGGCTTATACTGTGTTTGGTTTCGATGTCAGTCCTTCACGCAGGAACGGATCATTAGTCGCAGGACAGCTTCTCCCAGATGGGAGGATTGGCATCGGGATCTTGGAGACTTACAGCTCTCAGGTTGCTATTGATGAGTTAAAGATGGCGGCAAGTATAAAGGGATGGTGCGACATCTATAAGCCGCGCCTAGTTTGCTTTGACAAATACGCCACGCAGACTATTGCAGATCGCCTATCTAACTCTGGAGTTATGGTCGAGGATGTTTCTGGCCAGCAATTCTACAAAGCGTGTGGCGATCTATTAGAAGGCTTGGTCAATGCTCGCGTTGTCCACAATGGGCAAGCAGAATTGATACAGCAGATGAATAACTGTGCAGCTAAGGTCAATGACAGCGCGTGGCGCATAATTAAACGCAAGTCCGCTGGAGACATCTCAGCACCTATTGGCTTGGCAATGGTCGTAAGCAAGTTAATGATCCCTCAACCTAAGCCACAGATTTATGTTTAGACACACCTTGCATGTTATGTCAAATACTTGACATGTGCTACCATTTGTGTCTATGGGTCGCATACTGCAAACATTCGGATTACAGACTAAGCCTTTACTAGAAGCTCAGTCCGCACCACAGGTTCTAGGCGAGTATTCACCTTATGCCATGCCTTTTCAGTTCGCCTATGTAGGCAGAACAGAAGCAATCTCCGTACCTGCAATACAAAGATGCCGTAATTTACTCGCAGGTACAATCGGCACAATTCCTTTGATGTTGCATAAGAAATCTACAGGCGAAATGTTAGGCAGTCCTTTGTGGCTTGACCAACCTTCATACTCTCAGCCTCGATCTGTAACTATTGCTTACACAGTTGATTCACTTCTATTTTATGGGCAAGCCTTTTGGAAAGTGGTCGAGGTTTATTTAGAGGATGGGCGACCATCTAGATTTGAGTGGATCGCTAATAGCAGAGTAACTGCAACACTCGACAAAGATAATGTCTTTGTTAAATCTTACGCAGTCGATGGAACTACTCTACCTATGGACGGATTGGGATCTTTAGTTACATTTCAGTCACTAGGCGATGGCATCCTCAATACTGGCACTTCAACAATTCGCGCAGCGATTGATGTCCAGAAAGCAGCAGCTATTGCAGCAGCTACACCTATGGCAAGCGGTTACATTAAAAATACGGGTGCTGATCTAGATCCTAAAGAAGTGTCTGGATTACTAGCTGCTTGGAAGAACGCTCGCCTAAATCGCAGCACTGCTTACTTAACTTCTACACTTGAATACAATCCTGTGTCATTCTCACCTAAAGAGATGATGTACTCAGACGCAATTTTTAATCTTGCTACGGAATGTGCGCGACTATGCAATGTACCTGCTTATTATGTTTCAGCAGATGCAAATAACTCTATGACTTATGCCAATGTGCAAGATGAGCGGAAGCAATTCTTAACACTATCCTTGCAGCCATTTATCAGCGCAATAGAAGATCGCTTGTCAATGGATGACATAACTGCTCGCGGTAATGTCGTACTGTTTGACATTGATAAGAATTTCTTGCGTACAGATCCACTGCAAGAATTAGCAGTAATAGAAAAATTGCTTAGCCTAAATCTAATTACTCCAGAGCAGGCTATGGGAATGACTGATCTAACACCTAATGGAAGCTACGGTATGCAATGAACCAAGTAATTACTTTCTCAGCTGAACTAACAGCGGATGCAGCCAATAGAACTATCTCTGGCAAGATCGTGCCGCTTAATGTTGAAGCAGGATCTACAAATATGGGCAAGGTTATCTTTGAGTCAGGATCTATTGAGATCTCAGATGCCAAAGCAATTAAACTTCTTAGTCAGCACGACAACAAAAAGCCTTTAGGTCGCATGCTTGATTACTCAGAAACAGAAGATGCTATCAACGCAGTATTCTCTGTAAGTCGATCACAGCGCGGTACAGAAGCCTTAATCCTTGCAGAAGAAGGATTACAGAGCGGTCTGTCAATCGGTGCAGAAGTCCTAAAGTCTAAGATTAAGGACGGCGTGACTTATGTATCCGCTGCTCGCTTGGTCGAAGTAAGTTTAGTAAGCGAGCCAGCATTTAAGTCTGCTCAGGTTACTGATATTGCAGCGGAAGAATCCGATGTAGAAGAAACAAACCAACCAACAGAAAGCGAGACAGCCACCGTGGAAAACACCACTCCAGCAGTCGAAGCAACACCAGTTGAAGCACCAGCGGTTGAAGCTGCTCGCCCAACTGTTTCAGCAATGTCATACACAAAGCCACGCATTGAATTGACAGCAGCTAAGTATGCAGAAAACTCTATCCGTGCCGCACTAGGTGATGAAGATGCTCGTCAGTACATCATTGCAGCAGACAGCACAGTAAACAACCCTGGTCTAGTACCAACACCACAGTTGACCGAATTAGTTAACCCACTAGGAACAACTATTCGTCCTTCAATCGAAGCAATCTCTCGTGGAACTCTTCCAAATGCAGGAATGACATTTGAGGTTCCAAAGATTTCAGCAATGCCAACTGTTGCAGAAACAGCACAAGGTAATGCATTTAGCGAGACAGATTCAACATCTGAGTTCTTGACAGCAACTGTCAAGAAGTACGCTGGACAACAGACATTCTCTGTTGAACTTTTAGATCGTACCTCTCCAGCGTTCTTTGATGAACTAGTCCGCAATATGGCCGCAGCTTATGCTAAGGCTACAGATGCAGCAGTTAACGCTGCAATCATCTCAGGTGCATCACTAGATGCAACCACAACAGTCACTTATCCAACAGCAGCCGAGCTTCTTGGAATTGTTGCTCGCGGTGCAGCATCTGTTTATAACGCAACACTTGGCCTACCAAATCCATTCGCTCGTAACATGATCGTAAACACTTCACAATGGTCTAACATCATGACACTTAACGATTCAGGTCGTCCAATCTACAACGCATCACAGCCACAGAATGCAGGCGGTGTTGTAACACCTACAGCTCTACAGGGTAATGTCGCAGGACTTAACCTCTATGTCACACCTAACACAGCTTCAGGCACAGACACAGACGGATCAATCCTGATCGTAAACCCAGATGCCTACACATGGTACGAGTCACCAACTTACCGCCTACGCGCAGAAACAACTGCATCAGGACAGGTAACAATCGGCTACTACGGCTATGGCGCAATCCTGACCAAGGTCGGAGCAGGCGCGTTCAAGAATAACAAGGCGTAAGCCTCACTAAGTCGCTCTGGGGATCAGTAGCCCTCTGATCCCCAGAGTCTTTAGAAAGGAATGGGAATGGCACTTACAACAGTCGCAGAGCTTCGCAGCACTTTAGGCGTAGGCACTTTGTATGCAGATGCCACCCTACAATCTGTATGCGATGCAGCAGATGCGGTGCTCATTCCAATGCTATGGGCTAAAA